TATAAAGGGCATACATGGGAGCACGCCCAAACCTAGCCGGGGGTGTTATATTGGAGTGGTTCATATATAAACATTTTCCAAAAAATTTTTTAAAAAAAATCAAAAATACGTAACTTATTATCTCTCATAACGTATATCTATATGTTACATACTAGACATAGTATTACAGCATCAACTGATAGTATAATCCTGTAAAAGTGATGCTCAGAAGTCGGATAGTAAGAGTAGCGTAAATTAAGAAATTAATTGTTATCGCGAAATGAGGTTTCTCCGATAGTAGCAAAAGAAACTATCTAAATACTTAGAGTGGTGTTACGATAAAAAGTAACTATAAGTGAGATTGAGATAACCACTGGAGGCTAAAAACGGTAAGTAGATAAGATAGTTTTGAACAGCAATAGCTATTGAGTAGGCAAAATAATACGTGCCGAAAGGGGTTTGTTATTAATAAGTAGAACTAAAAGTAAAATTAAAAGTAAAAACTAAAGTAAAAATGGAAACAGAGTTAAATAGTAGTGAAGTTATTAAAACATGGAGTCCAGAGGATTTCGGGTTTATTAAAAGAGAAGGTCAAAGAGTATTTAATAAGTATAACTTTGATTTAAGAGAGATTAGGCCTAACATATGGCTGCTTAGAAAATTAGTTAATAATCCAGTATCAGGTAAGAATGAGTATTTAATTAAGTTTTTTCAATACATTCCTGAGTATGAGTATAATTTAGCTAAGTTATTATTAGAAGATTATTTATTTCCTAAGTTTGATAGAACCTATAATATTAGTAATAATGAGTAATGCAGTTAAAATAACCAAAAGGGTTACTAGTGAATCAGGTTTAGACTTTTATAAAGCTTATTGTCATTGTTTAGTTGGGTTAACTAATAAAGAAGCTGACGCATTAGCTTGTATTTTTTTCTTTAGTTGGTTGGCTAGTAGAGAAGCTGGGGGGCAGTATGTTGGTTTAGTTCTTAATGTAGATGTTCGTAAAGAGATATATACTCTTATGGGTGTATCCCAGTTTAATTATAGTCAATTATTTGGTAGATTAGAAAATAAGAAACTTATTCATTACGATCATGTAACAAGAGTAGTAACTTCTAAGTTATATATTCCATACAGTAATGTGCAACTTACATATAATATTGAGATAAATGAGCGAAGTATTAATAACTAGTATGACATTTATAGCTGATGACTTCTTTGATTTAGTTGAATTTGAAGAGTCTATTTATTTAGCTTATGAAAGTAGTGTTGATGGATTTAGAATGGCTACAGAATACGAATGCATGCCATCATATAATGGATTTAGTCAAGTTAAAGGAGTAAAGAATACAATAGTACCATTTAAATTAAATTTAAGTATATATGGGAAAGTTTAATATTAACGACCAAATAGTAAAAGAGATAGCAGAAGAAAAAGGATTAGACCCAGAAGTAGTAGAAAAAGCTATTAGAACTATATCTGATTTAGTAACTGAGACTATAGAGCATTCTACATTTGAAGACTATAAAAATATACAGATAATGAAGTTTGGTAAATTTGTAGTAAAACCATTTAGATTAGAGTATTGGAAGAAATTTAACGAAAGAAAAAAAACTAAAGAAAATGAATAGTGAACAATTCTGCTATTGGCTACGTGGTATACTAGATTCTCTTGATGAGAATAAACCGATAGGTATTACTCATAGTAATATGATAAAAAAGAAGCTAAAAAAGATGCAAAGAAGTAGGTCTATGATTATATCAGCAGGGTATGATTACCCAGTAGATAGGCGAGACGACGATGATGATGAAACTAATAACAAAGTAGGATATGTTCAAGCTCCAAACTAATAAACCCTCTGATTTATTTTTGCTATTATTGCATTCAGCTACCCAGGCTCATATTTTTCATTTAGAAATCAGTAATAAGTCTACTAGTAGTGCTTATGCTATCCATAAAGCATTAAATGAGTATTATGATGAAGTAGTAGAGGCTAGTGATAATCTAATAGAGGTATATCAAGGAATGTATGGTATTGTAGATAAGTATAGTGGAGTTTTAAGTATTATAAATTATAAGTCTCCCGAAACTATATGTAACTATCTCAAGAATATAGCATCTTCTATAAATTCTATGCGATATACAGCCTTTAAAAAAGAAGATAGTAATATTCAAAATGAGATAGATACCATTATTTCTTTAGTATATAAAACTCTTTATAAGATAGAGAATTTATGAAAATATTTGATTTAGTAGATTATAAGATAGTCATAACTCCAGAGATTCTAAATATACCTGAATTTAAAGATATATGGTCTTCTGATAAATCAAAGACTAAAGAAAAAGCTATGATGGAGTTTGAATATATATATTATTTAGAAGATTATAACTCTCCGTATAATATATACCCTTATGATGAAAGAAAGTATAAGGTTATTCATGACTTCATTAAAGACCCTAAATGGAAGCCTAATGATAAGATACTAAAAGCACAAAGTAAATATCAGGAATTAACTCAAACTCCATTATTGGGTCTATTAAGAGATGCTGTAGATGTAATACAGAAATTAAGAGATTACTTTAAAAAAATAAACTTTGATATTATAGATAATCAAGGTAACCCAATATACAGTGCTAAAGATGCGATAGCTAACTTATCTAAATTAAAAGATTTAGTAGTTTCTATGAAAGCTTTAGAAAATATAGTTAAACAAGAGCAACAAGATAACACACGTGTCCGTGGGGATAGGCAAACAGGAATATATGAAGACTAAAGAATTTCAGGCTACAGTAGTAGAAGCTATAGAAAAAATAAATAGTACACTTTTAGTAAAAGGTAAAGAGTATGCAAGACATGATAATCCATTTCATAATTTTGAAGAAGGCACACATATGTCTTTTTTATCAACTAGGGAGAGTGTTGCTTGGGAATTTATGGTTAAGCACTTGCAATCATTTAAAGATTTAATATATGATGCTGATTGTGGTAATCATAAGAAAATTAATAAACCCATTATTGATGAAAAGTGTATAGATATTATAAATTATACGCTGTTGATTCGAGCAATGCTAATAGAAAGAGCTAATCATGTGGATTAATACAGCAGAATATAGCAGAGATGCACAGTTTTTCAAGAGAAATGGTTACTTTTGTGCTGCCCCAAAAGGCACAAGAGACTATAAAGACTATTGGGATGAGCAAACTAGACGTTGCATAGAAGGCTATTCTGTTGGTGGAGAGCATATTACAGGAGACCACTATGGTTATTTGAATTTTGCTCTTATTAAATTAATTGATGATGAGAATGGAAAGACTATATCTAAGGAAATAGGGGGAAGAAGTGGTAAAAAAGTACTATCTTTTCCTAGTTTCTGGGATGGAGATGCTCTATATTTTAGAAAACTAAAAGAAGCCCAAAGTAAAGGACTCCATTTATGTATAGCTAAGGCTAGAAGAAAAGGGTTTTCATATAAGAATGGATGGGTTGCAGCTAATACTTACAATACTGTTAAAAATAGTATGGTTATATTAGGGGCATTTGAAAAGAAATTCTTATTTGGTGGAGCAGGGATTACTAAGATGGCTAAAGACTACTTAGAATTCCTAAATGAACATACTGCATGGACTAAAAGAAGAGAGGTTAGTAATAAAATAGATGAATTACGTGCTTCTTATATTAAATATATTGACGGGGTACCTGTAGAATCGGGATATAAGTCAACTATACTATCTTTATCATTTAAAGATAACCCTGACGTAGGTAGGGGTAAAGATGCTCAGCTTATTTTTTTAGATGAAGCAGGTAAATTTCCCAATTTATTACCAGCTGTAAAAGCTACCCTAGAAACACTAAATGATGGGGTTTATACAACAGGTATAATGGTTGTATTTGGTACAGGGGGCTCAGATAATGAAGACTGGGCTGATTTTAATGAGTTGTTTTATAACCCAGAGCCGTATGGATTTATGGCATTAGAAAATGAATGGGACTTAGATAGAATTGGTACTAAATCTGGATTCTTTTTCCCATCATATTTAAATAAAACAGGGTTTATAGATGCTGATGGTAATAGTTTAATTGAAGAAGCCAAAGAATGGGAAACTAAAAAAAGAGACCATATTGCTTTAACAGCTAAAAGTAGGTCAGCATTAGATTCTTATATAACAGAGAATCCTTGGTGCCCTAAAGAAGCATTCCAAATAACTAAAGGTAGGAGATTTCCAGTAGCTGAACTAGATAGGCATCTGTCTTATTTACAAACTACAGCTTCTGCTAATGAGTTAGGAGTTAGGGGGTATATGTTTTATGATGAAGCTGGTAAAGTACAATTCAAAGTAGATGAATCTCGTAGAGCAGCTGATTATCCTACTAAAAGAGGTGAAGAAGAAGGTTGCATTACTATTTGGGAACAACCTCCAATGGGTGATATCCCTTATGGATTATATATTGCTGGGCAAGACCCCTATGACCACGATAGATCAGAAACAGGGTCTTTAGGGTCTATGTTTATATTTAAACAAATTAATCATTTAGGAGAAACATACGATTGGCCTGTTGCTGAATATACTGGTAGACCTGATAGAGCTCAAGATTTCTATGAAAATTGTATTAAGTTATTAAAATATTATAATGCTATATGTCTTTATGAGAATCAAGTTAAAGGGATGCACCAGTATTGCCAACTTAAAAACTGTGATTATTTACTAAAAGACCAACCTATTATTCTTAAAGATATAGTTAAGAACTCTACTGTACAAAGAGAAAAAGGAGTGCATATGAATGTAGTTATAAAAGACTACTGCGAAAGAATAACATGTGATTGGTTATTAGAAGAATATGCCCCTGGAAAATTGAATCTGCATAAGATTTATAGTGCTCCGTTACTAAAAGAACTAATAGCTTATGATGATGAAGGTAACTTTGATAGAGTTATAGCGTTTATGCTATGTATTTTACATAGGTATGAAAATCATAAGATAAAAGTAGCTAAACGAGAAGAAGCTAGTTATATAGATGATTTTTTTACTAGAAAACTATTTGACAGATAATGAGTAATAATAACAAAGATACTAGTAATGCTTTTGTAACACAGAAGCTTACAACTAAAGAAAAAATAAAAGAGTTTGGCTCATTTGAAGAATGGGGTAAACAAAGTATGTTATCCATACTACGAATATCTGTAAATAGGCCTGCTTATGGGATAACTACTGGTTATAGTGACCAAGTAAATTATGACTTGTATAATGATATATTGCATGAAGAAGATTTTAAGCATGTAATAGAACCTTATGGTAGAAAAGTAGGTAACTTTCCAGCAACATTACAGAACTACAATATAATAAAGCCTAAAGTTGATTTGTTAGTTGGAGAGGAAATAAAAAGACCTTTTAATTTTAGGGTAGTTGCAGAAAATCCAGAAGTAATTAGTGAAGTATTAGAAGAAAAAACTCTTAGTATTAAGCAATACTTGGAGCAATTAATATTGCAAGAAATGCAAGCTGCTGGACTACCAGTAGAAACTCCTGAAGGAGAGCCCATAACTCCAAGGCAAATTGAAGAATACTTTACTTACAATTATAAGCATATAAGAGAAAAGATTGCCAATCAATCTCTAAATTATTTAGTTAAATACGAAAACATAAAAGAGCAATTCAACGATGGTTGGAAAGATTTGCTTATATGTGGTAAAGAAATGTATTGGACTGGTATAATTAATGGGGAACCTAAGTTACGGTTAGTAAACCCAGCTTATGTTAGATTTGATTTATCACCAGACTTAAAATATATTCATGATAGTCAATGGGTATATGAAGAAAGATATTTAACCCCATCAGAAATATATGATGAGTTTTATGATGATTTAAATGAGGAAGATATAGATAAGATAGAGCAATTTCGTAGAGGTAACTATGGGGCTTTATCTCAAAATGCTACAATAGGTAGTTACGGATATACTGATATGGCGTATTTGCCAGCAACATATCCGTATAAGTATGATACTGCATCTCAATTAGTAAGAGTTTTACAATATGAATGGAAAGGACTAAAGAAAATAGGGTTTCTATCATATTTAGATGAAAATGGTATACCTCAAGAAACACAAGTAAGTGAAGAATTTAGTGCCTCAGAGTTTAAAAAGCTACAACCAGATAACTTCATTGATTTAGAATGGAAATGGATAAATTGCGTATATCAAGGAACTCAAATAGGGGCTAGTGTATTTTGTAAAGTACAAGAAAAACCATATCAATATTGGAATTTAGATAATTTATCAGAATGTAAGTTATCTTATACAGGAACTGTTTATAATAAAAGAAATTCTAAAGGTACTTCTTTAGTAGAAGTAATGAAACCTTGGCAGTACTTGTATAATATTTTAATGTATCGTTTAGAACTTACTTTTGCGAAAGCTAAGGATAAAGTATTTTTAATGGACATTGCTCAGATTCCTAGGTCTATGGGGTTTGATGTAGATAAATGGCTTTATTATTTAGATGCATTAGGAATTGCATTTATAAACTCTTTTGAAGAAGGTAATGGACCATTAGGAGCTGGTAGAACTTCTGGGTTTAATCAATTTGCAGAAATAGATTTATCTTTAGCTAGAGTTATAGACCAGTACGTAATGGCTTTAGAAAGAATAAAAGAAGAAATTGGGGAAATATCAGGAGTTAGCCGTCAAAGACAGGGAGAGGTAAGTACTAGTGAAAGAGTTGGTAATGTAGAAAGAACTATAATACAATCCTCTCATATTACTGAGCCTATGTTTGAGACTCATAATAATGTTAAAAGATATGTACTAACTAATTTATTAGAGTGCGCTCAAATAGCATGGGTTAATGGCAAAAAAGCTCAATACATATTAGACGATATGTCTAGAGTTCTATTTGAGATAGATGGCCCAGAGTTATCTAATACTCAATTTAGTGTGTTTGTATCTAATTCAGCTAAAGATAATTTAATTGTAGATACTCTTAAAAACTTAGCTAACGATGCATTAAGGTCTAATTTAATTAGATTCTCTGATGTAATTTCTATATTAGAAACTGAATCTATTAGTGATATAAAAAATAAAATAGTTCAATCTGAGATGAAACAAGAACAGAGAGAACAAGCTGCTGCTCAAGCTGAAGCTGAAGCTGCACAGAAACTAGAACAAATAAAAGCTCAAGATAAGCAAGCAGATAGAGACTTAGAAAATGAGATGAATATTAGAGATAATGAAACTAAAATATTAGTTGAAAAAATGAAAATTCAACAAGGTATGATAGAAGAAACTCCAGAAAAAGAAACTAACATTGTAGCTGATATCATAGAAATGAAAAAACTAGAACAAAAAGATAAAGAAATAGAACTTAAAACAGATTTAGAATTAGCTAAAGAACAAAATAAAAAGGTTATAGAAATGCTTAAACTTAAAATGCAGAATGATGCTTTAAATGTAGAAAAAGAAAAAATTAAAGCTCAAGATAAACAAAATCAGGATAAGATTAAAGCTGATTTAGAAAAAAATGCAGACTCTATTAAATCTAATGAAAAAATAGCTGATAAAAATAATGCTAATCAAAAAGAAATAAATGATGCTAAAAATGAAACCACTATAAAAGTAACTCGTATGCGTCCTAAACCAAGTAGTAATAAATAATGGATACTCTAAGACAAATATACATAGCTATAATGTCTTATATTACTTTAGATAGTAATAATAAGATAGCAGTAAAAACAACAGGAGAAGTTGAAATAACAAACTCCATTAGTAATCCTGTACAAGTAGAAACAGAATTAGTATCATATACAAGAGCTGCTAATACTTATACTAGTGCTCAAAGTCCTGTGGCAATAACATCAGGAAAATCATCGATTATGTTGTTGGCATCTAATGATTTTGTCGGAACTGTAGAAGGGCAATCTTTACCATCAGGTACAGTAGTTTGGAGAGATTGTATAGATCACCCTAATGCTATTTTACCTGCATTAACAATAACAATAACAACTGGAACCGTAGTAGTTTACACTAAAACCCCTGTTTAATGGCTTTAGATTCATTAATATTACCATCAGAAAATTATTATAAGATAATTAAAGAAGTTAGAATTGTTAGTGGAGCATCCCCTACACCTCTACCTTCTTATATTACTGAACTTGTTGGTGACCAAGTTAGTTTTACTCAATCTGGGCTAAATGGTGATCTTCACAAAAAATATAAAATTGAACTCAGATTAGTTAATACCCTAAATGCTGACAACTGGTGTATGCGCTGGAATGGTGTAAGCACTTCGGTTTACGACATGCAACAATCTCAGTTTACCGCTAATACAGTTAGTGGAGGCACTACTTTTACAGCTGCTACTTTATTTAGTGTTGCTCCGATTGCTCAGACTAGTGTTAACATAATTAGTATGAATATAGATGCACAAACTGGAGCAAATAGAACTTTTATGGTAAATCAATATGGCACACAAAGTAGTCAACAGGCGCCAAGTGTAACTACTTATGTAGGTGGTTCATTTAGAGATTCAAGCACTAACTTGACCTCTATTTTATTTACATCGAATGGTGGCAATATGAGATATGGTGTTGGTACAATTGTTAGAATATTCGCTTTATGCAAATAAATATAGGAAATTATTATAGGATAATTGTAGGCACAGATTATAAAATTATAAAAGTGCAACAATTAGATACACAGAATATACCTTATGGTACGTATTCTTTATCTGACTTTGTAAATATTAAAGATGGGCAAGGTATACAAATAACTGAAAGTATAGTAGACAGAGTAGCAACTAATAACGAAGCTACTGACTGGGATACTTGGTATAATCAATAAGTAATCAATAAACAATTAAGTAATAAAAAGTAACAAAATGGCAAAGCAAGAAAGTAACGAAGTAAATTTTGATGATTTCAGTATAGAAAATATGTTTATGGGTAATCCTATAAATAACTCTATTGAAGATGAAATCGAAGATGAAATAATTGAACCTACAATAGAACCTGAGGCAGACCCAGAACCTATTATAGAAAAAAAAGAAGATAAAAGTAAATCATCTTCTAAAGAAAAAGATACTGAAAAAGAAGAAAACGAAAACGGAGAAGAGTCAGAAGAAGTAGACTTTAAACCTTTTGTACAAGCTTTTCATGAAAAATTTGGATGGGAGTTTGATGAATCTACATTAGAAGATAATTCTTTAGATGGTTTAATTAATCACTTTTCTAATATAGTAGAAAGTAATGTGGATTCTCTATTAGAAGAAAAATTATCTATTGGAGATGGTACACTAAAAAAACTATATGATTTCGTTTCTGAAGGTGGAGACCCTAAAGCATTTATGGAAAAGTATTATAATCCATTAGATTATTCTGCTTTAGACTTAGCTGATGATGACCATTTACAAGAAAGAGTCATTAGAGATTTACTATCTCGACAAGGGTATGATAATGAAGAAATAGATGAAAAAATATCTACTTATAAGGATGCATCTATTTTAGAAAAAGAAGCAGAAACAGCTAAAAAGAAACTATTTAAAATACAAGAAAAAGAAAAGGAAACTATTGTTGAAAACCAAAAAAAGCAAAACGAAGAAAATAAAAATAAAGTTAAAGCTTATTGGGAAGATGTTAAAGCAACAATTAAATCTTGGGATAGTGTAGGGAACTTTCCTATTCTTGAAAAAGATAAAAGTGCCTTTTTTGATTATTTGACTAAACCTGATAAAAATGGGGTAACTCAATATCAGAAAGAACTAAGTGAAGATAAAGCAGCATCTATTAAAATGGCATATATTCAATTTAAAAAATTTAATACAGCTAGTTTAAAAAATGCAGTAGAATCTGATGTAGTTAAAAAAGTAAAAAATAGTTTAAACAAGTTTAATTCTGCAAACAAGTCAGGTAAATCTAATGAAGTTAGAGAACAATCTGCTAGTAACTTTAGTGACTTTAAACTTCCTTGGTCTTAATACTAATAACATTATTAAAATTAATTCGTAAAAAACATTAATCTAAAAAAATAAAATGTCCGGTTTTAATCAACTACAATTTACAAAGACTAAATGGAATGCAGGTATGACCGAGCAAAACCATTTAGCGCAAGCTCTATTAACGCAACCTGAGGTTATTTCTAAAACTGTAGCTTATGCTTTCGGTCCACGCAAATATGCTTTAGGCTATCTTACACAAGGAATGGGTCGTATGGCTGGTTCTAGTGTTAAGCAAACTATTTCTAATCGTCAATACCGTTGGCCATTAATGGGGATGCTAGCAAAAGCTATTCCTGTTATTACTCAACTTACAGGGGGTTCTACTCCAGGTATTAACAGAAGTATGTTTGAAATTGAAATTTCAGAAAAGCATTTTGGTTTAGGAGACATCTTAGTTACTGATAGTGGATATCAGTTCCGTGTGCAATCTGATTTACGCCCTGGTTCTAATGGGGGTTGGGTAGTAACTGGTCAGTTGGTAAAACCAGACCCTACTTTGTTTATACCTTCTACTGAGTTTGAACCTGGAAAACAATTATCAAAAGGATTTACAGCTGTTGAGGAATTCTCTGATGAAGCAGGAAGCTTTGTTATGGCTACCCCTTTTTGGTTTGAAAATCAATTGACAACTGTCCGTTCTAGTTTCGGTATGACTGGTGGAGCTCAAACAGATGTAATGGTTCTTAAAATTGGGGATTCCAATCGTAAAGGTGGTTCTATGCTTTGGATGTACGAGCAAGAATATCAACACATGTTACAATGGAATGAGCAATGCGAGTGGATGATGTGGTATTCTCAATATAACAGAGATGCTCAAGGTCAGGTATATCTTCCTGGTCAAAATGGGCGCCCTGTTCTTATTGGAGCTGGAGTTCATGAGCAAATTGCCCCATCTAATAAGCGTAACTATACTGTATTAACTGAAAATGTTATTAGAGAGTTCTTAAATGATTTGATGGAACAATCTTATGACTCTGAAGCTAAAAAATGGGTAGGATTCTGTGGCTGGTGGTTCTTCGATGAATTCGATAGAGCTATGAAAACTGCAATCCAACGATATACTTTAGTAGATACTAAGTTTATTACTGGTAGTGGTCAAGAATTAGGCTTAGGTGGTCAGTTTGTAACTTATAAAGGTCTTAATGGTAACGAAATTACTTTGGTGCATAATCCATTGTATGATAATCCAGTTAAGAATCGTAAATTACACCCAAGAACTGGTAAACCATTAGAATCTTACAAATGTACCTTCTTAGATTTTGGTATCTATGGTGGAGAATCTAATATTGCAATGGTTGCCAAAGGCGCTGATGGTATTGACCGCTCTATGATGTCATGGTTTAATGCTGGTTCTCAAACCCCTCAAGGTGGAGATTCTGGAGCTAAAGGTTACATGAGTGCCTTACGTTCTAATGCATTAGACGGATGGACTTGCCACTTCTTGAGTGAAAAAGGTATTCGGATTATAAATCCATTATCTTGTGGTATGTTAGAATGCGTTGCTGAATAATTAAAACTTAACTAATTCCCCTAGTTCCCTGATTCGTCAAAGCTAGGGGTATAGTTTAAATATTGCGGAATGGAACAGTTGGTCAGTTCGCTTGGCTCATAACCAAGAGGTCGCAGGTTCGAATCCTGTTTCCGCTACTAAAAAAATAAATAGTTATAAATAAAGTCATGAAAGTAAAAGTAATTCCATTAACTAAACAAACAGCTCTTACAAATATTAGTGATAAATCAGTTTATCCAAATGTAAGTAGGTGTCTAAGCCCTGTATTTAATAAAGAAGGTAAAATCAAAACCGGTTTAACAAAAGAAGATGAAGAAAGATTAGGTTTAGAATTAGGATTAGATGTAAGTAATAAATCAACATTTTGGCATGATTTCTATATTAGGTTGTCTGATAAAGAAGTTACATTTGATTTAGAAGACCCTTATGATGAACTAAGAATAAAGTTTTTATCTACTCACCCTGAAGTTGCCCCATCTTTTGATAAAATAAATGGGTACCATTCATACGTTATTGATAATGAAGCTGAAGAAGCTAAGAAAAAAGCTAAAAGTTTTGATGCTATTATTGAAGCATACAAACATATTGCTGAGATGTCAGTAACAGAAAGACGTGATTTCTTAAAACTATTCGGAGTTACTAAAACAAATGAATTAGTAGACGATTCAGTAAAAGGAAAACTAAAAGAATTAGCTGATTTAGACCCAGTTAAATTCTGTGCTTTTTATGAAGATAAAAATAAAGATATGAAAATTCTTATAGAAGATTTAGTAACATACAATATCTTGCGTAAGAATGGAGCTGCTTATGTTTACAATGAAGATGTACTTGGTGGTAATTTAGAACTAACAATTGCATATTTAAAAGAAAATAAGAATCAACCTACGTTGATAGCTCTAAAAAAACAATTAGTAGAAAAAAGAAAAGCTTTCAATTAATCATTAGTAAGCCAATAGTTTATGACTGTTTCAGAAATGCACACTGCGTTTAAGCTCGGTTTAGATAAGAGCAATTCAGCTTCTGTGCCTGCTTTTGAACCAAACGAAATAGACTATTGGCTTAATTATTCTGTTGAAAGATTTATTAAACAACGGTTATCTGGAAACAATCCCCTAAAAGAAAAATTTCCAAATACAGATAAACGATATGAAGACTTATATACACTATTAGTATCTAATCCTAATCTAGGGCAACCACAGCCTAATACTAATAGTTATGTTGCTACTCAAACGTCTCCATTGCCTAAAGACTTTTTTCATTTAGTATTTGCATATTGTGGAGTACTAAGAACAAAAGACCCTTATAATGGACTTAGGTTTCAAAGGCATTTAGAGTTAATGGATGAAGTGGTTTATAATAGTAGATTATTTATATGGAATTTAAATAATATTACTAATTTTAATACTACCCAACCAGGTTACTATAGACTATTAGGTAAAAATGAGCATACTCCTATTTTAACTAATCCTAGTAATAGCCCTTATCCTACTAATAATCAAAATCTAAATCAAACACCAACAAGGTATATACAAGCATTTTTGCCTAGTTATGATAAATTAGAAGCTATTGGTATAGACTATATTAGAAAGTGGCAACCATTAAATATATTAACTACCCCTAATGGTGTTTTAGAACTACCTGATAGTACACATCAAGAGGTAGTAGATATTGCTGTTAGTGCTGTATTAGAAAATATAGGAGACCCTAGATATAATACTAACATAAACCAATTAAATAGTCAAGAATAATGGTATCAGCAATAGAGTTAATTAGTAATTTTAATGCAGAGCTTAATCAAGCTTATGAATTACCATCTATAGGTTCTGATGAAATACTATTTTTTATAAATAAAGCTCAAGATAATTTTGTATCTTCAACGTATTTAAATTTTGAAAAAAGCCAAAAAATAGTAGATGATTTAAAAGTATTAGTAGTTACTACTCCATTTTTAATACCTGCTGTAGGTACTTCTATACCTTTACCATTAGACTATTTGCATTTACTTAGATTACGTATATATCATACAGGTAGTTGTGTAGGTAAGTATAAATGGGAAGAAATAACAGTTAATGGAGTTAAATACAATGCATCACAAGGCAAATTCTATCAATTAGATGACTTATCTACTGCATTAGATGACCCTTTTAATTGGCCAACTCAAGAATACCCTATATATACTATAACAGGTAATAATATTAATGTATATTTACCTGATGAACCTATAACATTATTAGGAGGTATACCAACATATCTAAGAAAAATAAAATTATTAACTGTATATAATCCTAATACTGAAAAACAATTTACAGGGAGAGAATACACTAATAATGGAGAATTACCAGATTATTGCTACACTAGTATACTATCTGATGCAGTAAGAATGTGCCTACAGTCTAAAGGAGATAGTAGATACAATACTAAAATAAATGAAACAAATATTGATTAATTTAGTTAACTGACTATTAATTATTAAAAAATAAAATGAAAAAAATACGTGTAAGAGGTAAAAATTTAGAAACAGCAATGCCTGATTTTCTAAAGCCTTTTGAAAACTTTGATGTAAAAGCATTTGACATTAATGAAACGCCTGTTGTTTTAACAAATGGGACGGTAGAAAACATTGAAAATATGATTGGGCTTGAGTCAATTCAGATTAAAGCTAATCGAACTTTTGCTTTAAAAGCTGAAGGTGCCAATGAAAATATAATTGAAGTAAATGAACTTCAAGGATATATTGGATTTTTTAATTCTACACCTGTTGGTCCACAAGAGTTAACAGTAGCTCCACTAGTAGATATTACTTTTTCTGAACCTGGTTCAGATGATTTTAGTATTGTAATAACTAATACTACTCCTTTTGGATTTTCTTCTGCTGATAAAGCAAATACTGTTTTGTCAGTAGTAAAAAATATACAAGATAGAGTAAAAATACTAGAAAATGCATTAACAGCTTTTGGATTCACTTATTAATTCGTAACTTAATTTAAATTCACATATATGGAACGTAACACAGTTTATCGCCTTTTAGTTGGAAACGACGTAGATGGCACTTATGCAGGTACTACTATTAATACAGTAGAAAATCAAGGAGTTGCTGCTTTTACTAAAGACAGCGCTCTACTTACTAATCAGGTTTATGGTGCAGTTGAAACTACTACAACTACTCCTTCTTTAACATTAGTACAAGGTACTACTACAGGTAACATTAATTCTACTCCTATATTAGGTAATAGAGTTTATCGTTATGAAGGTTCTCCTTGGACTGCTTCAGTAAATCAAATTTCAACAGTTGGTTATGATGGTAATACTACTATCAATACTAATTTACCTTTGTCTACTGGTGCTGGTTCTATTCCTGTAGCTCCAAATACTGAATACACTCTAACTTTGAATTTTAAAGATAAAAAATCTTTCTTTTCATATTTTAGACGTTATACAACTGTAACTGGTGCTGCTCCTACTCAATTATCTATAGCAACTGCCGCTGCAACTGCTATTAACTCTGATTTACAAACTAATGGTTCTAAACCAGGTTTAGCTAGAGCTACAGTAATTGGAGATGGTACTGGTCTTAATGGTCTTACAGGAGCTACTAACTATGGTATTAAACTAGTTGGTTTATTTCCTGATGTATTCTTTAGTGTTCATTTAGACTTAGGATGGACTGCTGCTAGAAATATTACTCATGTAGAGAATACTTTAGGAGTAGGAAATATGAGTGTAAATGACTACGAAGGACTAGACTATTTTGAAAAATGGGTTAAAGGTCAAGCTCTTGGTGTTCAAAACTTAATTTGGTTACCAGCTAATCCTGATACTTATGTAGAAAAAGCTGGATTTGCTAGCGCTACAACTCATACAACTAACGGTACTGCTACTTCTGCTGATAATGTAATCAGTTTAACTTCAGTAGCTGGGTTAGTAGTTGGTCAGCGTATTAGCATCAATGGTAATTTCTATAAAATAGAGGTAATTGATACAACTAACTCTGATATTCGTATTGAAGGTACTTTTGGTGTAGCTGTTGGTTCAGGAGATACTTTGATTAAATATGCTTTCTACTCTTTAGTAACTATCGTTCATGAAGGAGAACAAGAAATTATGTTTGATAATCAACGTCACTCTACTAGTCTTACTACTATTGTTGCTGTACCTTTTTACAGAGATACTGCTACTCAAGCATACTTTATAACTAACTTGTTATCTAGTTTGAATAACTATATGAATAGTACTCCATTTAACTTTGCTCCTATAACCGGTATTTAATATATAAAACGATGTCTACTAATAAACAAAATTTAAAATCAAGGACAGTAACAGCTGATTATAGTGTTGCTGCTAATGGTGGTACTGCTGGTGCTACAAGTGCATATGATTTAGGAATTAAAATACCTGCTGGTGCTATTATATCTTCTGTAATTGTAAAAGGTACAACTCAAGCGAGTGGTACTACTACTAATACAATGATGGTACTACAAGTAGGTAATAGTACTACTCATGCGAGTAATACTGATATTTCTACTACATGCTATCCAACAGCAGTAACTACTGGAAGTGTTGTTACAGTAACAGCTCCAAAAGTTATATCCACAGCTGGTAATTTGAGGTTTGCAGTTAAAGGTACTGCTACTACAAATGATATTACTGCTGCTGTATTAACTTTTTATGTTACTTATTTAATCTCTCAATAATTAAAATCTAATAACTTTATAAAGGGTGCTAACGTATAATTAGTACCCTTTTTATTTTATGGCTCTATCACTAAAATCCTCCCTAAATGAAAGTAGCACTTGCGATAGAATCTATCTATTTGATGCTACTGGTGATTATAATGTATCAACTAACCCAGGGGGTTTTGGTACACCTAATCCAGCTAAAACAGACTTTAATGGTTATAACTGGGGATTTACAATTGTAGACCCTAATAATATAACTTCTAATATTGGTCCATATACTACTTCTTTTTCAGGTAGTTTATTATTTACAAATGGACTACAAGTATTTCCTAGTTTAACAGGTGGCTTAACAGCTCAAAGTGGTCAAAATGACCCTAATAAACTTATTCAAGATGGTAAGTATAAAATAACTTATTTTGCTAATACTATAAGTACTACATATACTGTAACTCAGTATTTTTATTTAACTTGTAACTTACAATGTAAACTAAAACAAGAATTAGTAAAATTAGCTGATGATTATTGTTTAACTTCTAAATGTAGTAAAAAAGAAGTTGATAAATATATGATGTTAGCTGCATATAATCAAGCATTATGTAATGCTGTTAGATGCGGAGATGTAAAAAAAGCTGATAAATTGTATTCCCTACTATCTGATTTACTAGGTGGTAATTGTAATTGTGGTTGTAATTAATTAATTATATAATATGTGTGATTGCTCAAATAGCGCTTTAGAAATACCCCAAGGGCCTCCTGGTACCAATGGTACAAATGGTACAAATGGTATTAATGGTGAAAATGCTTATACAGAAACTACTGCTAGTTATATTCAACCAGCTGTAAATACTCCGGTTGTTATTGAGGTTGTAAATTTTGAACCTTTTATTGAATCTTTATACATATTTGTTGAAGCAGCTGGTTATTACCAAGTATTAAGCTCTAACTCTTCTGGTATAACTGCACAGTATGATTCTGCGTTAAATACGTTTAATCAAAGCTTAAAAACTACTGGTCAAACTGTAGCATCTGGTACTAAAGTAAGTCCAGCTGGTATATATGGTATTGGTATACAAGGGATTCAAGGTATACAAGGGGCAACTGGAAATACAGGGGCCACTGGAGCCGCTGGAGCTACAGGCCAACAAGGAGACGAAGGTTGGTCTCCACTTATTATACCTGTTAGAAATAATGGCTCAATAGAAATTGCTACAGGTACCAATATAGCTCTAAAAATAATAGATTATGTTGGAGGTACTGGTACACCCCCTAGTGTTCCTAGTGACCCTTATATTACTTCTAGTGGTTATGGTATACTAAGTTCAGCAATAAATATAGCTGCAAGTATTATACTAACTGGGTCTGGGGTTCCTTCTACTGGATTAGGTAAAGTTGGTGATGTATATATTGATACTGTTGCTCCTAATACTTTTTATCTAAAAACAGGAGCTACTACATGGACTTCTCAAGGTACTTTACAAGGTAGTACTGGCGCAACAGGCGCTACTGGTGCTACAGGGGCAGCTGGTGCAGCTGGTACTCCTGGTAGTATAATTACTGAATTTACACCTGATGGTAGTTCACCTTTTACTACTACTATAACTAATAGCACTGGTGTTGATGGAGATGTTGCCTTAGCCGCAGAATCTAATAAAATATATCAAAGGTCAGGGGGTGTATATAACGCTTTACCTGCATATACATGGAGAAGTATAGCTTTATCAACTACTAGTACTCCTACTTCAATAGAAGTACAAATAGGTACATATGATGGCTCTGGTAGCTCTACTTCAGTTAGTTTGACTTCAGCTTCAGGAACTCTAAATTATAAATTAGATGGGCCTACTATTCATCTAGTTGGAGAGCTTACTGTAGGAGTAACTAATGGAGAATTAGCAACAAGAGATATATTTGTATGTTTTCAAGTACCCCAACTATATTTAACTGGTACTTCTTCTGTTATGCCTAGTCGTAGAAGATTTGCTGTCAATAGAGGTAGCTTTAGTTGTTCTTTAGATACTGCTGCTGCAACCAATAATTTAAGTAACCCTTCTTTAGCTTCTATAGATTTTACTCTATTAGGGTCTTGTAATCCAGCTTCTTCAACAGCATTTACAGCTAGTGGAGATGATTTAGTGTATATACCTTTAGGCCCTCTAGCTACGACTTTATCAGAAACATATAAAGTAACTTTTATAACTACTCTACCTATTTTAGAATTGTAATGACACCAGAACAATATCATAATATATTTATGACTAATGCTAAATGCTGTTATGCATCTAAAGGGTATTCTATAGCTTGTAAACTACAGTTAGGTTTAAATATATCAGAGCAAGAGTTGTATAAATTTAAATTATTATATTTATTAACAACTACTTTTGGTAACTATCTGCCTAACAATTGCGTATCTATTGATAACTATAATAGTATATACTTTGCAATAAAGGATATATGTAATTTTTGTAACCATTCACCAACATTTGAAGAGTAATGAATAACAACAGTAAAATTTTAAAACTAAAAGCAGATTTAGACGCAAATCCAAAGTTAAGAAAAGAAAACTCTAGGTATTTAGCTAAAAGGTACAATTTAACAGTAGATGAAGTAATTGCAGCTAGAAGTGGTAAAAAAAGATTAATAGATATACTAAAAGAGGCTTCTACTAAAACAGAGCCTTCTATACCTGTTGAAGCTCCTAGTATTAGAAAAACTACAGGCAACAAAAACAATGTTTTAGTTATACCAGATACTCATTTACCTTTTGAACATAAAGATTCTTTAGCTTTTTTAAAGCATGTTAAAGATAAATTCGATTGTGGTAAAGTAATACATATTGGTGATGTAATTGATAACTATGCAATATCTAGATATGATAAAGACCCTTCATCAAAAACTATTTCTTATGAGTATGAAGAAGTACTTGCTAAACTTAAAAGTTGGTATCAATTATTCCCAGAAGTAGATGTAACTATTGGTAATCACGATGCTAGAATATTCAGACAAGCTGCATTAGCTGGTTTACCTAGTTCTTGGTTAAAAGACTATAAACAAATACTAAAAACTCCTGATGGTTGGAATTTTAGTTTTTCTCATGAATACTTAGGAGTCATGTATCAACATGGTACTAATTATAGTGGAGAAAATGCAGCTATAAATATTGCTAAAGAAAATAGACAATCTACAGTAATAGGGCATTTACATACTGTTGCTGGGGCTAAATACTTAGCTTCTAAAAAAGATACCATATTCGGTATGTCAGTTGGTTGCTTAGTAAATGATGATACTTATGCTTTTGCATATGGAAAAGAAAATAACAGACGCTCTGTGTTATCTTGTGGAGTAGTTCTAAATGGAAAAATACCTATTGTAATCCCTATGTAATATGAAAATAAAACAAACTTTCAAAGATGCATTAAATACTACAGGAGTAGTAACTATAGTGCCAGCGTCACCATTTGTATTAGTTTTACCAGAGAACTGCTTTAATGTAACTATTGTTAACCCAACAGCTTCCATTTATAGTTTTCAAGTTGAATTTGATACAAACAATTCTACTGTATCCCAGTTTACTAGTACAGAAGGTACTTTAGAACTATCTTTAGATAACTCAGGTACTTTTAATTTAGATACTGATGGAGTTGATTTAATACGAATTAGTTCAACAACAGTGCCAATACAATTAAGCTTTATTTATAATGTAATTGTTGCTTAATGCAAACACTAAAGAAAATACAGTATAATTTGTTAAACCTTATTCAAGCAGGTAGGGCGTCTGATGACGCTCTTCCTAGTTTAAGGCTATTAACCTATTGGTTTAACAATTATAGGGAAGTATTAATAAAACAACAGGATGGTAAAGGTAATACTATAGATAGTGTATTACTTCAAACTATAGGGTGTTTACCTGTTAGTTTAGTAGATGCAGCTGAATGTTGCGAAATAACTACATGCCATAAAGTATTAAGAACTACTAACAAAATACCTCAGTTAGTAGAGCTATCTCATAGTGATGGTATTCAATACGTTGGGAGTATAGTACAGTTTTCAGATGAAGTAGATAATGAGAATCCTCATGCTGTTGTAGCTACCCCACCTTTTCAAAGAGTAACTAATTCTCAAGTGCCTTTTGTAGGTTACGATAAATATGTAGGTAAATTTCCTAAATGGTATTACAATAATGGGCATATTTATATTCTAAATAATACAACTTTAAAATACATATCAATTAGTGGTATATTTGCTGACCCTACAGAGTTAGCTAACTTTAAAAATTGTAATGGTACTAACTGTTACGATGATAATAGCTTGTATCCAGTACCAGGGTATATGATAAATACTATAACTGATATGATACGTACTAGAGAACTTCCTTTATTTTTTAATTCAATAACAGATAATAGTAACAATGCAAATAACAGCAAGGACTAATAAGCCCAATAAATATAAATGTGAATTAGGTTTACGTGACTTTTATAAATATTATAAAGAAAGCGTAAGTAAATATAGTTCTAAGTACGACTTATCCAGTAATGAGTATAAGGATATAATTGACTTATACTTAGACAAAGTAACTACTTATGTAATTGAAAAAGGCTCTAATTATAAATTCTATAATAGATTAGGTGTTTTAAGTATTCGTAGAGTAAAAACATCAATGGAGCATCTAAAAATAGATTATAATCATTATAAAGAAACAGGAGAAAAATTATATATTCTAAATGACCATACAAGAGGTTTTTATTTTAGATATGTATGGCATAGAGGTAGAATATCAAACGTAAATTTATATAGTTTTATTCCTAATAGAACTTTTCTTAAACGTAGACTTAGTTCTTACGTTAAAAATACACCACTAAAAGATTTAAATTACTTATAATATGATTCATGGGTCAGTATCTTTAAAGAATATAATTTCTAAAACAATTAGAGATTTACAATACTCCAAAGATTTTCCTTGGCAAAATGCTATTGAATGGGGAGCTGAAGCTCTACAACATATTGGGGCTTATGGGCAATTTGAAAAAAGGTGCGAAAAAATAGATGTACAAAATCATAGAGGTATTTTACCATGTGACTTTCATCAATTATTACAAGTATCATATAATGGTAAGCCATTAAGCCCTGGAACTGGGAGTTTCATGCATTTAATGCATACATCTTGTTTTAGTAATAACAAAGATACAGATTTAAGTTTATATGAGCAAGCTACTATAGCTCGTATAGAACTACAAATTAATTCTATTAATCAGCAATTAGCAGTAGCTACTAATGTTATAGTAATTGAATCTCTAAATAATTCGTTACAAGATTTAAGAAGAGAGTTGTTAGCTGTTTTAAATAGAACTTCTACTTTAAGTCCTTTATTAGAAAAAGGTTTAGATGAAAGAGGCACCTATTGGATAGGAGACTATTACATAAAAACTTCTTTTACTAATGGTACTGTATTTATTGCATATATGGCTATTCCAACAGATGATGAAGGGTTTCCATTAGTACCGGATGATATTAGCTATAGGGAAGCTATATATAGATATATTACCATGAAAATGATGTATATAGAGTATTTAAGAGGAAATATAAACTCTACTATATACTTAGACATGGAAAATAAGTGGCATTGGTATTGTAAACAAGCTAGAGCTACTTCTAATATGCCTGATTTAGGTATGCTAGAAAGTATCAAAAATCAATGGGTTAGACTTATACCTAATATAAATCAATTCGACACTTTCTTTAACGATTTAAATAGTCAAGAGCAACTACATTTATAATGCAAAAGAGCCCTCGTGTATTTACTAATGGGATGTTTAAAAATTATCATCCTCAGAATCAGCCACCTAATACTTATAGGCATGCTATAAATATTGAGTCTATCAATACAGAGGGAAATATTATGTCCATTATAAATGAAGATGGACTAAAGCATGAATTAATATTAGGTTATGATATTGATTTACAATTTAAGCTTAGTGCTTCTGGTACAGGCTTACAAGTAAATCCTACTAATTTTTCTTTAGTTGGTAAAACAGTATTAAATAATGAAATAATAGTATTATTAACTAAAGACCAAAATACTAATTTAAGCGGACCTAATTTATTAGAATCAGAGATAGGGGTTGTATCTTACAATAGTAATGGTCAATTAGTATACAAAACATTACTAAACGATAATTTAAACTTCATAGTAGGCCCTAATAACGCTTTAGTGCAAACATTTACTACTCCAGGTAGTTTTGTATTAAATTTTAAAGTAAATCGTCCTATAGACATTGTAGCACGTAAATTATACAATGGGCATAGAATAATATATTTAACTGATTACCATAATATACCTAGGGCAATAGATTTAGACAATGATTCTGCATCTATACCTTATAATCCTAGTACTTTTAATAGTACTACATCTTTATTTCTTAGTAGCTTAATTACTAATCCTACTAACCCAATTGTAAACGATAGTGGAGGTATAATAGAAACTGGTGCGTATATGTTTACAGCTAGGCTATTAACTAATACTTTAGCTGCTGGTTCTTTTGGTTTTATTAGTAACCCAATATATGTTACTGATAATACCGGAGTTAATACTCAAAATGATTTAAATTACGATGGGGCCCCTGTTGCTACTCCAACAGCTAAGTCTATAACTATAACTATAGAAGATATAGACCCAGTTTATCAATTTATTGATTTAGTTGTAGTAAGATATAGTGGTCAAACTAACGCAGTAATTAGTGAAGTAGTAAAACGAGTAGCTATATCTGGTAGTACTATGACTTTTACTTATACAGGTAATGAGTCTGTTATAGAAATTATTAGTGATGGTGATATTATAAAAAAGCCTGTTGATTATAATAAAGCTAAATGTATAGAACAAAAAGATGGTGTTTTATTTCTTAGTAATTTAGAGTCAGATCCAACTCTTGATGATTGGGTTAAAGCTGTAAAAGACCTAAAAATAAATTATCATATAAAAGAAATTGATGCTAATAGTGGTTCATTAGCAGACCAAGGGCTAGATAGTTATAAAGGTACTACAGCTTCTTTTGAATACAAAGGATATCAAAGGGGTGAAGTTGTATCTTTAGCTTTTGTTCCAGTATATAAATCTGGGGCTATTGGTGCAGCTTATCATATACCTGGAGATTTTGTTGCTCCTAGTGTACAATATGGTTCTATATCAAATAGTGTTGCTCCTGCTAACCCAATTACTAAAAGAGTAGGTACTTTTTACCAAAACAGTAACGTATATTCTAATCAATCAGGATATACTATTGGGGGTAAAGTTAGACACCATGTTATGCCTACTATAAGCCAAGAGCCTACTTATGTAGTAGTAAATGGTTCTCTAAAATATAGAGTATTAGGATTAGAAGTTGATGCAACTAGTTTAAATGTAGCTATTGCTAATAATCAAACCTTATTTGATAAAATATCTGGGTTTATTATTGTTAGACAACAAAGAGATTCTAATGAAACTCAAAATAAGCGTATTGCTGCTCAAGGAATAATAAATAGGTTAATAAAATATAATATAGGTACTATGACTAGTATTAGAGGTGAAGCTTCTCCAGGAGGATTTTCATCTAATAGCTTATTACCTAATGGAGGTTATTGGACTAGTGGTAATAACTTATGGGCTACAAACCCTAAAGATAGGTCTCCTGATGGAATACCTGGTACTGGTGTAGCACAAGACTTTTATGATTTATCTTATTTATTAGGAAATACAGAAATATTATGGGGTGGTAAAACAGCTCCAAGATATGGTAGAAGATGGAACCAAATTAATTTAAATGATAATTTAGGATATGAAGCTAATAAATTTGGATTTTTTAGCCCAGACTTTATACTTAATGGAAAAGATTTCATAGACCCTACATTATTGTATTTAGAAAACGTAGCTTACATTAAAGGTACACCAGAGAAATTAAGATTTGATAATACTAAATTAAAACTTGCTTCCAATGCTACCGAAATAGCTGCCTCTGCTGCTGCTCTAATAGCTTTTAATTTAGCTGGAGGTATAATTTCAGCTCCATTTTCTATTGTAGCTGCATTAGGAGCTTATTACGGTTCTTTATTTGCAGTTGCATCAACTAAAGTATTAGAAGCATTTAAGCTTAATACTAAGTGCGATTACACAGGCGGTATGACACCTGGTAGCAATACTGTATATACTATAGAAGCTAGTCAAAACTTATTTACTATTCCTAATAATGTTGGGGGATTTGTACAACAATTTCCTACTATATTAGGAGCTGAGCCTTTATGGGGTTATGAAAACAATGGATATTTCTTACTAAAAACAAACAATAATGTATCAATTAATGACATCGGTACCCATGATGGTACTATTACTTTCGATAATGATAATCAGTGGAATATGTTTGGCGTTGGTAATGGTGAAGGCTATGCGAAAGAAGACTTCATCCCAAATTCAAACCACTATAGAGGATTATTTAACATTCTAAGAGATATACCAGACCAATACGGAGATTATACTCAGGCAGAATATGTTAAAGCAGCTTATATAAAAAGTAAGCAAAATAATCAACCCTATACTCCTGTTGATTTAAGATTCTTTGGTGGTGATACTTATCTTGGGTATTTTGCTACTACTAATACTGGTAAATTAAGGTATGACTTAGCAGTAACTAGGTTAGATAATTTAGCTGGTATAGTAAACTTTCCTGATACTAATATACGTTGGGAGGGAGAAGATTCTAAACCTTCTGGTAGAGCTAACGAAGGAGATGGTGGAGAATTACGTACTCTAATGGGATTTGTAGTTGAATCTACTAAAAATGTATTATACAGGCATAATATACAAGGAGGTTTAACTTATTGGCCAAAAGAATATAACCCAGCTTCACCTAAGCAAGGAAGATATGTTGTATTAGACCAACCTACTTACTTAGGACAAACTCCATACTATAATAAACAATATAGTGCAGATAATTCTATTTTAAAATTCTTTCCCCCATCTATAATAGCTAATCAATCAACAGCTAACAATTTTGAGTGTAGAACTATTTATTCTACCCCTGATTCTGTTGATGGAGTAACAGATAATTATCGTATATTTCCATTATTAAACTACCATGATGTTCCTAAAAACAAAGGAGAAATATGGGATACATTTGTATACAACAGCATATTGTATTTACATACCCCTAAGACACTATGGAGAACATTCGTAAATGACACCAATGCTTTAGTATCAACAGATAGCATTAATTTACAATTAGGTACTAATGGTATATTTCAGAGACCTAGTGAAGAAGTATTTACAGATTTAGGGGGTTATGCAGGTTCATTGAGCCAATGGAGTAACTGTCATACACCTTTTGGGTATATATGGTTAGATACTAATCAAGGTAAATTATTTAAATTAGGTTCAGGTATAGAAGAAATATCAGATAAAGGTTTAACCGCTTATTTCTCTAAAATAGGGCAAGATTATATACAAAGTACTAATTCTAATGGTTCTTTAGATAATCCAATGTGGGATACTCCACATAACTATGGTGTACTATTAGGTTATGATTATAAAACTAAAGTGTTATTTCTAACTAGAAAACTATGGAAATCTGACCCAAATAGAAATCCTGACAATTCTGAGCATTATACATTAACTTATAGTCTAAATGAACAAAAGTTTATAAGTTTCCATGACTACTACCCAGACGCATATTTATCTGTAGGTGAAAACTTATATGTAGTTAAAAATCCAAATGCACCTTATATAAATAGTATAAATACAAATTATAGTGATTTGTATAAAATTAGAAGTTATAAAAAAGGTGTTTATTTTAGACAACACCCTACTCAGAATTTATATATTGAATCAACAAATAACAGTAAAATAGAAATCGTTTTAAACGATTCTCCATTATTGACTAAAATTTTAGATAGTTTGTCATTAGACCATTATACTAAAAATAGAAATGGCACTAATGTTGTTAATACTTTTAGTAAGATACAAGCATCTAGTGATGTAAATCAATCAGCTAATGCAAACATAATATTTCAATCAGCATTTAATCCAGTATTACCAAGTAATAGCGTTTTATTTAGATATTTAGAGAGTCAATACAATATAGTGATACCTAGAGAAGCAGTAACATCTGCTAGAATTAGAGGTAAGTACTTTATAATTGTGCTAGAATTTGATAACACTAATGATTACGAAATCGTATTTAATGCTATAAGTGCGAATTATAGAATATCAGTAAGATAATGAAAAAATCATATAAAATAAATATACCTAAATATAAGGTTGGTGCTCAAGAAATAACTTCCTTAGCTCCTGTAGCTACTTCTTTAGCTATTAACTTTTTAGGTGATGATGCTACTAACCCAACTACACAGGGTTTTAAGCAAGGACTAAATATAGCTTCGTATGGAGCTCAACTAGGTACTTCTATAAACCCAGGAATAGGTACAGCTATAGGAGCTGGAGCTGGAGCTTTAATAGGTGGAACTATGGGAGTAGTATCAGCTAATAAAAATAAAAGAAACTTAGCTGTTAAAAACAATATTAAAGCTGCTAATAAAGCTAATTCTCAGTATATGGCTGAAAATCCAGATGCATATCAAACTGATATATATGCATTAGGTGGTCAAATAAATGCTCCTATAATAGAAGTAGAAAAAGGAGAAGTAATTACTAATAGTGATAATGATATAACTCATACCGGTGTTAATCCTCATTCTAATGGTGGTGATAAGTTATTAGTATATCCCAAGGGGTTTAAATCTAAAACTCCACACGCTATTGCAGGGGGTACTGTATATAGTACTCAATATAGTGATAAAGAAAGAGAGCAAATAGTTAAAAACGTGAATAAAGTAAAATATCCAATGTCTTCTATGTCTAAAAAAAGAGCTACTAAAGTATTAGATTTTATGGCTGATAGAGAAGGTAACCCAGAAGGTCAATATAACCATGGTGGACCGATTTATGCAAATGGTGTAGATGAAATACCTGGTTTTAATAAATATATGAGGTCTCCCTTAAATACGGCTGGAAATAGAGAAAGAAATCAATACTTATCAAGTTTACCTAAGGAATCTTTTATAGCTGATAATTACCAACCAGGACCGGCAGTTGGGGGAATGCTACCTTTACCTAATCAAACAAGAGCGCTACAAGAACCTTTAAATTTAAATGCATCTACAAATGTAAATGGACCTGTTATTGATAGTATTAATACTAATACTAAATATGCAGGAGGACCTAGTGGTTCTTTTGTAGGGTATAATGATGCAACATTAAAATCAATATTTTCAGATAATGCTAGTAATAACAATATAGGTCCAGTAAATAGTACCCCTTATCCTGCAAGAGTAGACACTTCTGTTGAAATGGGTAGTAGTAATAATATTAATCCAGGAATGTTTAAATTTAGACATATGAAACCTAGTTTTTTACCGCAACGAAATGCTAATAATGACAATATAGCACCTACAGAACAAGGTGGAAAATTTGGAGGTGGACCTGGTGCAGGAAATACAGGTATGAATACTAATTCTGCTTTAGCTGCTAGTCAAACTGGTGGGGTACCTAGTAATACTACATCAACTAAAACTAATAAATCTGAAAGATTTAATTTGGATAATCTATCTAGATATGCAGCTCCATTGTATAATACAGCTTTAGGTATGACTAAACCTGAATATCCTACTATGGAGAATGTATCTTTTAAATTAAATACTAATCCTGAAAAATTGTTATTACCTTCTAGAATAAGAGCAGCTAGAAATAAATATAGTATGCTTAAAAATCAAGCTAATGGTAACTTAACAGTAGCTCAAAGAATGGGTATATTAAATAGTGTTGGTAGTGATTTCAATAATGATTTACAATCTATTTACGGTAATTTTGCTGCATCAGAAGCTAATACACAAAATAGTAATAATCAAATCATAAATCAACAAGATGCTATGAATAGAGAGATTAACTATAAAAATGCAGATGCTAAACTAAGAGCTAAATCAGCTAATAGAAATTTAGTATCTACAGGGCTATCTCAATTAACTGACATAGGTCAATTAAACACTAAAAATAAAAATCAAATGTCTATAGATAAGATTAGAACTTTGATATATAAAGATATAATACCTAATGTAGGTAATTCAAAAGCAGCTCAAACATTATTAGAAGAGTTAAATCAATTAGGTTACAACGATTAATATGGCTAGTATATACGATAAACCAGCCGAGTTAAGGCTACAAGATACTTATGTACCATTGCCTTTTCAAGAGATGATGCTTCAAGCTAATGCTTTAAGAGACAACTATGAAAAAGCTAATGAATATGTTGATGCTGGAGAAGAGTTTTTAGGTAAGATAACTCCATATGGAGAAGCTGCTACTAAAACTATGACTGGTATAAAAGATGAGTATACTAATTACGCAAAAGAGCTTGCTTCTAAAGATTTAACTGACCCTATGATTGGTACAGAAATTAGAAGAAAAGTAAAATCTTTAGCATCTAATAAAGATGTAAAAGATATTATGTATAATTATGCTGGTATTCAAGAAGCTAATAAAAGATTACAAGAAGCTAGAAAAAATCCATTCTTTAAATCAGGAGTATATGATGCTGACTATATACAAGAACTAAATAATTATTCTAAAACAGGTAAAACTAATTCTGATTGGGGTAATTATTCTTTTGTAAATGCAATAAACACTCGTAAAGAAATAGAAGAACCTAAATTTGATAATTTAGAACCTAATAGCTATATTAGAGAAGATGGTACTTTAATACAAAACTGGGAAAGTATAGCTAAAAAAGATATTCATTCTGTAGCAAGTAACGAAATATTATCAGGAGATTATACTAATAATCCTCAAATACAAATGGATTATACAGCTGTTAGTTCTAATCCAGAAAGTAAATTAGCTATTCAGCAACAGTTTGTTAATAATATGTACCCTTTAGTTAAAGCTAGTAACCCTAAATTAACTGAAGATGAAATTAATAGAATTGTTGAAAAGCAATACAGTAACTATGGTGAGTATGGGGCTTATGCTTACAATAGACTTATGTCTGTTGGAACAGAAAGGGTACACTCCAAATTAAATGGAATGACACAAAATGCATTTGCTTTAGAAGCATATAAAAAATCTTTGGATGGCAAAGAAGAATCAATGCTAACTCCTACTAAAACAACTGCATTTGTAACTGAACTAACTAAAGCGCATCAAAGATTAAATAATGAAGGTAAAGAATCAGTTGTCAGAATTGATGGAGATTTAGGTAATAATTTTAGTGTAATATTTTATGGAGCAGGTGGCGATAACAAACGTAAATTATCAGCTGATAAGTATGAAATTCCAGTAGGAAATTCTAATTTAGGAATTGGAATGACAACTAAAATATCAGCTAATGATATTATTGCAGTTGAGCCATATAGTGACAAATCTCTTACATTAGTTGGTAATAAAAGTAACTCTGAAGTTAGAGCAACAGCTTGGGCAATTGTTACTGAAGCCGCTTTAAACAAAAAAGGCTTAGACCCAATAAGATATCAAGAAGCTGATAAAAGTATGATTAGAAGTAACTATATTAACATAGATGAAGATGGAACACAAACTTTACTAAAAGCTGTAGAAACTGGTAAAAAATTATATAAAGTACCTATTATTATGCATAAGAAAATAGATAAAGGAAAAATAGTAGAGTCCTATAGTAATGATTTAAAAGGTATGGGTAAAGAAGCTATGTCTCAAACAGCGCAGTTAGATCAAATATTAAATTCATTAAAATAATAATGATAACATGGCTGATTTATTTTCAGGAAGTAGTACACCTTATGATAAGATAAAAAGTGCATTTGGTGATAATAAGTTTTTAGGGGACGATGAATATATAGGTACAGGCTCTGATGAACAAGATTTATCTAATTGGCAATCCCCTGATGGTTTTAAAATAGAAAAAAAGGATTCTGATGCTCCAATACCTAGTGCTGGTACAGATTCTGAATATACTCCATATCAAGAAAAGCCAAAAACTGGTAATCAAAATCTAATATCAGCTATTGCTCAAAGAGTATCTTCTGATTTATCAAAAGAATTTGAGCATATATCGGATATAAATGATGTGAACTTAGCATTTGATTATGCTGATAGAGTTGAACAGACAGTTGATTCTTTTCTAAAAAATAATCCAGATATAGCTCAAAATGTTGAGGATACAGAATCTTTGTATTCTGCGTCTTATGATTTACTAAAAGGTAAATTAAATACATTTAAAGTAAATAAAGAAGTAGATACTATTCTATTTCAAAAGTTTGGTATAGATACTAAGTCTGTACGAAATGAAATACTTTCTAGAAATAAAGAATTAGAAACATTTGATACTGAACTATCTACTTCTATTAATGATGATATAACTAAATATAAAGAGCAAATAGAAAATCAATTAGAAAGTAATACTAAAAATAATGTTTACAAGAGCCAAGAAGAACTACAAAATGATATAGATCGTAAAACTAGATTATTAGAGCAATACGCTGAAACTAAACAAAAAGAATATGCAAGTAAAAGATTAGTTTTAGAAAAGAATTTATTAGAAAAGTATCCTTGGGCTAACCCAGATTCTGTTAAAGAAATAAGAGATACCTACGAGCAAGTAGGTAAAGATATTAAATATAATGAGCAAAAATTACTAAAAGAAAGGTATGAAGATACAGATTTCTTTAGTCAACTTGCTCTAAATGCTTATGGTGCTACAACTAATATGCTTGTTGGTACTAGCAATATACCTTTGTTTTTGGGTAATTTTTATAATGGCTTAAATTATGAAAATAAAATAGCCCAAGAACAAATAGCTCAAGCTACTGGGGCTACTGATGATAATGAGCTAATAGATAAAGTATCAGACCCTAAATGGTATGGAGCTATGATTGGGCAATTAATACCATTTGCTGCTGCTATTGGTGGTGCTTCTTTAGCATTCGGTGGAGCAGGTAGAGCTGCATTAGCTAAAATAGGTATGGATTTAGGACCTTCGACAGCAGCAAAAATGGCAGCTGGAGAAATGTTTAGTTTACCTATTGAGTCTTTTGTAGAAGGTGGTATGGCTTATTCAGAAATGATACAAGATGGTAAAACTCATGATGAAGCTGCTAATGCTGCGTATCAAACTACTATGCTTAACTTAGCTTGGGCTTTACCCCAATTTGTTTCTCAAGTTTTAATATTTAAAGAAGGACTAAATAAAATAGCTAGTAATCCTTATTTATTATTTGGTCTACAAGCAGCAGCTGATGCCCCAGAAGAAGCAGCACAAGAAATATATCAAGGGTATGCTTCTGAGAAATCAAAGCACAATGCAGTTGGAGAACACTATTCTATACTAGACCACGTACTGACTCCAGTTAGAGATTTTTATACTGGTGGAGTAAAACTAGATGAAAATGGCAAAGAGATAAAAGAATTAAACCCCCAAATAGTTGACGAAGGTTTAATGGGATTAATATCAGGTGGTGCTTTTGGTGGATTTAGTTATGCTACTGATTTAATTAGTGGTGATATAGACCCTTCTACTTGGATAACTGATTTAAAATTTAGTGACCCTAAAAAAGCTAATTCTGTAAATTCTTTAGTTAAAAAATTAAGAGTAGGAGATATATTAGCTAATTTAGAAGCTAATGGATTGAGTAAAAAACAAATGTTAGATGCTGTATACTTAATGGCATTTAATACTGATAAAAAGAAAAATATATTATCGAAAGAAGACGCTTCATCTTTAATGAAGTATATTAACCATGATATGTCTATTGATAATTTATTTGAAAAGTATAAAGATAATAAATTGTTTTTAGATAGTGGTTTAGACGATGATGAAGCTGGAAAAAATGATTATGATAGTGAAGTACGTAATTTTTATGAATCTCCAGATATTGCAGAAATAGAAAAAATATCTAAAGAACTATTATATTCAATAAGTAATAACACAGAAAACGACACAAAAATAGCAGCTGATAGTACTAAATGGTATACTAAAATAGGTAAGTTATTAAATAAAGTAACTAAACCAAAATCCAAAGAATCAACTTACGATAAAGTGTATGGAAAATTTTTATCAGATAAGACTACTTCTTTTTTAGGGGATAATTTTATACCTGCTATTACTAGTAATGATACTACTCAATTATCTAGAATAGTTGAATTGTTATTGTTACATAATAAACCTGTTTTAATTCAATCTTTATTAGATAAATTAGCTGAAGAAGATGCAAATAAATATCAATTTGTATCTGGTATTATAAATAATGTAACTAAAGAATTAGACTCAGCTAATAAAGAATGGAGTACTGAAACTAAACGAGCACAACTAATAAGTCCTATAGTTAGAATATCTTTATTAAAAAATATTATTGATGATATAGATAGTCATAGCCTTAGAATAAAAAATGAGTTAGGTAGATTAGACTCTATTGCATCTGATTTAAAACAATTACCTGAAAATATATATACTCAATTTTTAGAAAGTTTAGAAGAAAGAAAAAGAGCTTATAATGAAAGATTAGGTAGTAATGTAGAAACAATTATTGCTTTACAAGAGCAGTTAGATAATGCACTTAAAGAATTACCTGATTTTAAAGAAAAAGTACCAGTTGCTACTAGTCAAGCTATAGAAACAGCTATTGATAATAATGTAGCAACTAATACAGAAGCTATAGAAACAGTTAGTAATACTATAGCAACAGATATAGATAATACTAATAAAGCTCCTGTATTTAGTGCTAGTCCTAATCAAACTAGGTTAGATAATGAAACAGAGTTAGCAGCTGAAGCACTCCAAACTGAAATAGATTCTCCTACTGGGGTTGAAGCCCAACAAGTTCAGGGGCAACCGGATGCTTTGGCGGTAGAAAGCACGACTAAAGCGTTGGAAGATAAAAAAACTGATATAGAAAGAAGAAGACAAGAAGAATTAACACCTATTGAAAGAGGATTATCTAATTATACACAATTTGGACTTTTACAAGCAGTAAATAATAAAATAGCCACTACTGGAAATGCGGCATTAGGATTTAAAAATACTGAAATAGAATTAACAAATGAAGAATTAGATGAAGTTAATAAAACTTTTAAAGCATATAATAAAAATCTATTAACAGCACAAGAATTTAATGAATGGAGAAAAGAATTTTCAAATAAAGTTTTAAGTCGAGTTCAAAAAGAAATTAATGCTAAATATGATGCAGAACTAAAAGCAGTAGAAACGGAAACAGAAATTCCACTTGAAGTATCTGAAGAAGGGGTTCAAGTAGCTAGAAAAAAACCTATTAGAAAGAATAAAAAAACTAAAAGTGTTGTTGCTACTATTCCTTTAGATATTACAGATATTCAAAATTCTACACCAGTAAATGGAGAAGTTATATCTTCTAGTGTTGATAATATAGAAGAGCAATTAGACCCATTTGAGCCACAGAAAAAGAATACTAGTCCAGAAAACTCTATTGCTTATTTAGACCAACAGTATGAAGTTGATACAAAAGGTAATAAAAAATCTATTTCTTTAGAAGCTAATTCATTATATATTAAACTTTTAGACCCTGACTTTATGCCAGTAGGTACAGAAGTTGTATTAAAATTTATTTCAAAAAGTGAATTTGTACCATATTATGATTCTAATAATAAACTAATTTCTTATAAAGAGGCTGAAGCTAATAATGAAGTGCCTATTGGTATATACAAAGGTACAACTTTAGTTGGTTATGTACATTTACCAAGTTGGGTAAATTTAAGTAATGTTCCTAGAAGTGTTGATATACCTACAGCCATTGAAAATTTAAATAAACTTAGAGATAAAGTAATTAAGGAAGGTGAAGTCAAAACTACTATAATTGAGGTTACCTCAAATGTATTAGCTACTACATTAGATGGTGAAAATGGTAAATACGAATTAAATAAAACTAGTGATAATGTACCAGATACTAATATTAAAATTGCTATTGGAGATAGTGGCCAATTAGTATATGGTGAACAGAAACAGAATATAATAACTGAAACTAAAAATATTACTACTCCAAATGTTATTCATAATGCTATTCCTTATATAGTAGTAGATATTCCTATGAATGAAACTAAAGCAGCTTTACCATTAATATTACCTACAATTGGGGAGCTAAGCTCTTTAAATGTAGTTGATAATAATGGTAGCTCTTTTACCAGTGAAGATATTATAAATACTGTAGTAGAACTATTGACGTATGTTAATTTTCCTACTAATGAAGATGGTGCCATAGATTTTGGTATAGATAAAGATAAAGACTCTGTAATTAAGTTTGTCAGTAACTTTTTTATGACTGAAAATCTTACAAATGAATCTAGTATATTAGAAAAAGTAGAAGCTAATTCTAAACAACAATTTAGACTAAGAGCACCATTAAAAGTAGATGGTAATTCTAAATATTATGTTGGATTTGCTACCTTTAAAGATAAAAATAATAATAAGTTTTTAGCTTTACAATATATAGTAGGTAACGAAGATACAGTAGATAATAGAAATAAACATATAGGGGCTAGAAAACAAGCAGTTCCTGAAAAGCTTACTGTAGAAGAATATAAAAAACAACTAAGATTAATTTTATCAAATGTATTACCTAATCTTAGCCCTAACGTATCTATACCACTATTAAATAGTAAAGCTCCATATATATTTACTGTAGTTAAAGATGGTAGCTTAGTTCAATTAAAATTTAATTCTTATAATGAGTATGTTAAAAATATAACTAAAACATTTTTAGCTCCTGTAGATTTGGGTAATGGTAAATATTCATACATACGTCAACCTGTTTATAGGTTTGATATGGACTCAAATAAAAAAGAAAAAGGTAGTTCAGTAAATGAAAAAATAGAAGAGTCTAATAATGGCATAGTATCATCAGAAAGTACTAATAATATATCTGATAAGTATAATAAACTATTTGGTAATGACTTTATAGATAATTTACCTAGTGTTGATGATAATATTAAACTAGGGGTACAAGAACTATTTGATTCTAATCCTGAATTAGCTAATCAAGTAGATGAAGCTTTAGGGTTTAAACAAAATAATATAGAAGCCGCAAATAGAATTAAAAAAGCAGAACAAGATTTAAAAAAAATACATCAAATTGGTATAGCTGATACTATTGAAGAGGTAGAAAAAGCAGAAGGTAAAAAAATTATCGTACTAGATACAAATGATTTTAAAAACAAAACTCAAAAAAGTGTTGCTTTTGATAGAATATTTATACCTGAACAATATAGAAAACAAGGATTAGGGCTTAGTTTATATATAATTAGAGGGGAAGAACTTTTAAAAGAAGGAAAACATCTTGTAAATTATGACCAATTAAGCGATGATGCTTTACAAATATGGAAAAGATTACTTGATTTAGGTTTAGCTACTCAATCTGGAGAATACGGTACCTATCAATATATAGGATTACAAAATCAATTAACCTCAGAACAAAAAAAACAAGCTCTACAACTATACTCTAAATATCTTGATACTATATTTCCTAATAGTAAAGTAAAAGATATTGTTTATCATGGTACTTCTTTTGGGAAATTTGATAAATTTAGTAAAGATGAACTGGGTAAAAATACAGAAGCACCTAGTTCTTTACAAGGTTTCTTTTTTTCAAATAATAAAGCTACAGCAGGTAGTTATGCACAAAAAACAGAAAAAGATTGGGGAGAAATCAGTTTAGAGGAATCAATAGAAAGATATGAAGATAATAAAGATAATAATGAACTATATTACGAGTTAGTAAAAAAATCAGACTATATAGATAAAAGAAATCCTTTCGGAGAAGGTTCTGTTTTTATAAAAAGTAGAAACAAAGAATTATATTTTGGTGAATTTGAAGATTTTACAGAAGAGCATGAAAAAGCATTAGAGGATTTAAACATTATAGAAAAAAAAGCAGAGTTATTAAAAAAACAAAATAGTAAACTTCAATTATTTACTGTTGTTTTAAATATTAAAAATCCTAAAGTAGAAGATAAAAAGGGAAAATCTGGTAACATTAATCAAATCATAAAATCTGTAAAAACTATTAATGATGGGGTAATTTTAAATAATTACAAAGACCCTTTTATATCGGATGTTTATGTAGTATTTGAACCAGAACAAATACATATATTAGGAAGTAAACAAGATATAGAAGGATTTAAAGAATTTGTTGAAAAAGACGCCAAAAATAGTGAGCTATTTTACCAATTAGGTGGAGAATCTGGTATAGAATTAAATTTAATATCTAGTTTAAATTTATCTAATATAGATTACTTACCAACTACGTCTAATTTAAAACTAAATACTATAAATCTCGTTACTGAAAAAGATATTCTTAAAAATATAAATTTTTGTAAAAATAAATAATGAGTTACATTTGTTCTAATGACCCTAGGTTTAAAGACCTGGTTTCTGCTTTAGGAGAATACGAAGCATACTCTGTATGGGCAGCTAATAACTATGAAGTACCAGATACTATACAAGAAGCTATTAAACTAAGAGATTTAGTTATTAAACCTAAAATAGGAAGTAAAAAAGCTGTTGAAGCATTTAATACTAATTACAATAAACTTACTACTAACGGTAGAATAGACTATACTGGTAATGCTATAACTAAAGAAGTTGAAAGGTATAAAGAGCTATTTGGTACTAAAGTTAGAGCAGTAAAAGTTGATGATACTTCATATACAATACTAGTAGAAAAATTAGTATCAAAAGAGCTTGATATTGATTTGTTGCCTTTTACAGATATTAATCCAAATCAACCAAGCAATAATGTTAATTATCAACTAAAACTTGTTAATGGATTAAATAAACTTCAAAGAAACAAGTTTGAATCATCTAAATTACAAGGATGGTTAAATGACCTTACTAAATCAAGCGTGCCTAAAGAGCAATTAGAGCTGTTTAAAGCTATTGCTAAAGATGGTATGTCTAAAGATGACATACTTACTGAAATATTAGCTAATTATAGTTATACTATTGAGATTAATATTGCTAAAGAACCAAGTCAAAATTATGACATGGTAGATACTACTGGTGAGGGTAATTTTGAACCCCAAGAATTTATACCTGATACAGATTATGTAGAAGAGTATGATGCTGAAGGCAATATTATAGGCATGAAAGAGGTGTTGTCTGAAAAAGGTAAAAAACAAATAGAAGAAAAAGAAAATAAAAGAAAACCAACTCAACATCACTCTAACCTAACAGTAGCAGGGGGTACTAATTACACAGAAAATGCTATTAGAACTGTAGGTATTGTTAATTCTATATCAGCTAATGGTGGGTATCATGATAATGAATTTAATCAATCTAGGGGAGATATGGCAGGTTGGTTTAGAAGTGATGAACAAGCTGTTGTGGGAACTCAAGAAACTTATTTTGAGGAAGATGATGAAACTATGACTTTTAAAAAAGCTACTAAAGGAGGAATAGCTACTAAAACTCGTAGAATATTAGAAGTACAATCTTTTTTTCAAAAGGTTAGAGATAAAGATTCATTAATATTAAATGAAAATGAAGCTACTAAAAAGAAAATGTGGGAGTTAAAAACCCTACTTAAAAATAGAGTAGAAACACTTGAAAACTTTAAAAGGTTATATCCTGAACAAGTAGATGAAATTAAAAAAAGAGAAAAAGAGATAGAAGGAAATAAAGCTGTAATTGAAGCTTTTGAAAAACCTACACAAAATCAATTCCTACAACTTCTAAACAAAGACAATAATTGGGTAACGTTTTTTATTAAATCTATTATACAAGATAGTGCTAAGAAAGGATATGAGAAAGTATTATTTCCTAGACTCGATACTATTATACAAATAGAAAGTGCTGGTAGATTTAAATCTTATGCAGAAGCTGATGCTTATTTTGAAAAAGAGTCCAATTGGAAACAAAAATTAAAAGAATTAAAAGAAGAACAAAAAGATATTATTAAGCAAATAAATGAAATTAAAAATTCTAATAAAAATGAATATAAATATGGTAATAAGTTATTAACAAAAGAACAAGAATTAGAAAGAGTTAATAAATATTTAATTCAAAATAAAGAAGAAATACAATCAAGTACCCCAAACTTATTAAAAACTGCTCAATTCTATGAAAATATTGTAACTAATATTCTCAGAAAACAATTTGGAGCACAATTGATAACAACCGATAAGTTTTTGTCAGATGTATTTACACCAAATGGTTTTCAAATAGTATTTGGGCATCCTACAATAGGTAAAACATATTTAAAAAACAATAAAGATAAATCTTTTATAACATTAGATGATGATTATGCAGATGAAATAAATTCTTTTATAGATTCTAATAGAGGTAAAGAAACTCGTCAAGAGTACAAAGGTAGAAAGCCTAAAGAATATAATGACTTTATGAATAATTTGTTTAATAAAGTTAAAAAAATAGCAAAAGACCAAAATAAACCATTACTTATATCGAACACTAATGTTTTAAAATCAAATGCTGAACAATTTGATATTATTATTAATATCCCAAAAGATGAATTTAAAAGAAGATTTGATGCAAGAGGTGCAACTTATGGATTTGAAGATTGGAAATCTGATATAGATACTGTAATTTCTAACATTAAAACATTTAATAAAATAACAGATGAATATGGTAATACTTGGAATGAAGTTACTATTACGAATAGTAATTTGAATGATATCGACTTATTACCATCAATAGATGAATCTAATGAGACTGTAGTAGTTACACTAGACTATAGTAACTATGTAAATCATTCTGGTGGTGCCATTGGCTCTGATTCTGTATGGGAAGATATTGGTAAAGAATTTGGTATGGTTAATAATAGACATTATTGGACTGGTACTAAAACTCCAAGAGGTAATACAGAGATAAGCACTACAGATTTTAATGAAGGTAGATTTGAATCTGCTAAAGCAGCTAAAAGAAATTTTGGCTATCAATATGCTGCAATGAAAGATTCTAGGTTAATAAGAAATTGGAGCCAAGTAAAACACTCAGATGCTATATTTGCAATAGGTAAAATAGTAAGCACTGGGGAAAAAATATTCCCTAATCAAAAAAATGATACAAGGGTAGCAATGGCTCCATCAGTTACAGGTGGTACTGGTTATGCTGTTGGTATGGGTATAAATCACAATAAACCTGTATATGTATTTAATCAAACAGAAACAAAAGATTACCTTATTGGTTGGTATCAATGGAATAATGAAGCAAATAATTTTATTTCTATACCCACACCAACACTTACTAAAAACTTTGCAGGTATAGGTACTAGAGAAATAAATGAACTAGGTAAACAAGCTATTAGAGATATTTACTCTAACGGCACAAATACAGTAAAAGATACCCCTTTTGAAAAACCAGAAGTATTTGAAATACCAGAAGTACCTGATTTAAATGATATAGCAAATGAGTTAGGTTTAGAAAGTGCTAATATATATTTTAATCCATATGATGATATTGAATACCCAGATATACCTTCATTAGAAGATGAATTAGAAAATAATAGAGCTACTTTCTTTCCAGAAGATTTACCTAATTTAAGTGGAGCTGTTGAAGCTGTTAATCAAGATATTCCTGTTGCAAGCAATAATGCACCAGTAGATTTAGATAACCTTAGGACACTAGATTTAAGCACTGCTTTAATTATACCTGGGTTAGAAGGTAAATCTCAAGAGCAATATGATATAGTACAATTAATAGCTTATGCTAGTGTCGCTACAAATACACCATTAGAAGAAGTAAAAGAAGAATATATAGCTAAGATAATAAATACACACCCAGCTATAAAAGCAGCATATGATAATTGGGAAATTACAGAAAAACTAGTTAATGGGTTTGTAGGGAATTTAAAAGATATATTTGAATTAGTTGATTCAGATTTAATAGAAGCCTATTTAACTGATGAAATAAATGATGTTGAAGGCATAGAAGATTCTGACGAAAAAGAAAAAAATAATTATAATGACCAAGTAGGTAAAGAAAATCCTAATAGTACTATTCAGAATAAATTAAAAGCAAAATTAGCTTTTATAAAAGATTATGAATTAGAAGATGGTAAGCCTATTAAAAATGATAAAGGTCAGTATAAAGCCAAGAAAAATAGTATTGGTATGCCTAAAATAGTACCATTACATGTTGTATTAGAAGGTACTAAAGCAATGTTAGCTGGTCAAGCTAATAACTATAATGCATTAGAACAAAAAATGCAAGAGCAAATACAATATAAGTCTTGGCTATTAGGGGTTATAAATGCATTAAAAGATAGCAAAGATAAAGATGGTAAAGTTATACAAGATAATAGTCAACTAAGAGCGCAGTTTACTAGATGGGCTACAGGGCATTATATAGACTTAAAAATGCTTATATGGAGTACTGATTATAATGATAATGTTAGTACTAGATTTATGTCTTTAGACCAATCTAATTTACAGAAAAGACTTATAAATCAATTCAATGAAGAATGGATGAATAGCCCAGCTGGATTAGAATCAAGTGTTTCTAAAAGAGTAGAAGTACTAAAAGAAATAGCTAAAGAAATGTCTGATATAGCTGTTAATTATGCTAAGTCAAATGATACTAATAAAGCTATAAAAGATATTCATAAAGCATTAGAAAAAATAGGTATAGTTGTACCATTAGATGTAATATATCAATTACAAAAACTATCTGATAGCAAAGTATATTATGTTACTAGTGGTAGTAATAATAAATATTTAGATTTTAAACAACAATTTACTTCTAATGCTGGTATATTTAAAAATATCATTAGTGGTATAAATAGTCTAGTAACTTCATATGAGTTATTGCTAGATGAACAAAAAGAGTCTGATGATGAAAAAGTAGAATTAGATGTTACTGCTTTTAGTAATCCATTATGGAATAATAAAGGCATAACTAATTTTGTAGATTTTTATGCTCAATTTATAGATTCAGCATATACGCATAGCTATAAGAATGCTAATAATGATATTATATTTTCATACTCTTTAAATAAATATTTTAATTTAAAATTAGATAAATTATTAAAATCTGATAGTTCTAATGAAAATTTTTCTAATTCTTATTTAGATAGACTGCTACAAACTCCATTTAATAATGCATCCATATTTCTAAATAAGATAAGAGATAATATTGTGTTTAGAAATACTATTGAGTTATTTTATGTAGACTCTATAAAAGAATCTGGTAAATATGCTAAGCATATATCTAAATTAAATAGTAGAGAATTAGAGTTTTTTAAGCTAAACTCGTTTTTTAATGGAAATAGAAGTTTTATTATTAGTGGCCAAGCATATAGGGTAGGAAATATGTTTGGGCTTACTATGTCTGATAAAGAGACATTAATGGGCATTAAAACAGTATTACATAATACTCGAATACAAATAGACCCAACTACAGATATTGTTTCTTTACGTACTTCTAATGATGCTAATGATAATAGTTTAGAAGCTATGATGTCATTGGTATTATCTGAATATAATAGAATAGTTTATTCGCAAGAATTAGAATCTATTAATATTTCTGGGTATAAAGATGGGGCAAGTAAATTTATAGTATTTAATGCACTAAACAAAGAATCTACTTTTGGTAATGAGCTTTCTGCTGTATTAAGAGAAAGACTATATATAGGGGATAAGTTACGAAGTTTAGAAGCTATTAAAGCTGATGGTACTTACCAACTATTAGAAGAATATATGCAAAGTGTATTCTATAGTTTATATCAAGCTACTATAGCGTCTTGGTTAGAAAATGAGTTTATAGAAAAAAATGGAGTATCATACTCTAATAAGATGTTAAACTCTGAATATTTAGAGTTTGTAAAAACTAAATTTGGTCAAGATAAAGATAAAAGTAGTAAAGCTATTCAATACGCAGCAGCGGATTATGTATTAAATTCGTTAATTACTAATTTTAACATGTTTAATATGGTTACTGGAGACCCAGCTTTATACTTTAAAAAGAGTAGCTCCCAAAATATTGATGATAATATTGCTTCTACATTAATTAATTTAGGTAAACGATTAGCATTATTAAATGCTCCTGGTTATGAAGGAGATTTAAGCTTATTTCATGGAACTCCACAGGATTCTAAAACTTACAATCATTTAACTGTTGATGATTTTGAAACAGCATCTTTAGCCAAAGTATTTATAGCAAAATTATTTGGTAAAGATACCAAGTATAATCAAAAAGATGGTATCAACGTAGCAGATGCTCAAGGATTAACTACATTAGAAGAACATGCTAGAATGTTAGCTATGCATGGATATATTAGTAAAGAAGAGTATTATACTGTTTTAGATAATTATACAAACTTACCAGAAGAATTATTATCTAAGCTAACTCAACCGTTAGGGCAACCTATGAAACCGGTTCATGTATCTAATACAATAGATGACGTATTAAATACAGAATTAGTTAATTATATTAAAAACTCTAGATTTCCATTAATACCTGAGTTAGTAAAAGGCACACCTTTAGATGACATAAGAACAATATTAGAAGGTGATGCCACTAAAATTAATAGAGATACTAATTTTAAAAAGCATATTCAAACATTAGACTTTAAATCTGGGCAAAAGCTTGGAGCTAAGTTAGTTGATGGTAAATTACCTAAATTATTTAAACAAGATGGTACTATAGATATTAGTTTAGATGTATCACCTTGGGTAGTTTCTTTAGATAGGTCTGGTACTAGAATACAACAAGAAGTACCTTATAATAAAAATAAAAAAGAAATAACTCGTTCTTCTCAAGTAGATAATAACTTATTTACTGGGTTTATGGATATTGATGGGTTTGAGTTACCAGCATGGATGAACGATAATACTTCTAGGTCTGGAGCCCAACTAAAACAAAAATACTTAGAAATACAAGAAGAAATATTTAAAGAAGCTTTAGAAGATTTTAAAAAAGAAATACTTGTTAATGGAGAAGTTGATAGAACTAAGATAATAAAGCTTATTGAAAAAGAAGCTATAGCTAGAAACTATAATCCACACGTATTTGAATTACTAAGAAAAAGAAGTGATTACAATAGATTATTAGTTTCTTTACAGTTTTTACCAGATTTTGATAAAATAGAATCATTACTAATATCTATTTTAGATAATAAAATTAGAAAGAAAAAACAACCTGGGTTTTCTGGTGTATTAGTTTCTGAAGCTGGATTCAATGGTATTTCTAAAGATATTACATATACTAGTAATCCTACATATAATCCTAAAGTTGGTTTAAAGCCACAAAGAATAGCATTTGAAGTAGATGGTAATTTAATAGATATAGATAATGAATTACATAATGAATTGATGGATTCTTATGTAAAAAATGATTTAAAAGAAAATGTTAAACCTATTGTTTTAGGTTCTCAAATAATAGTACCTTGGAGATTTAGAGATAAAGATGGCGAAATATTAGATATAAATAATTTTATTTTAGAAAAAGATGGAGTAAAATACCTAGATATGTCTAAAATAGACTCAGATATATTACAAATGTTTGGATTCAGAATACCTAATCAGGGGCCAAACTCTAAAGCTTTATTAGAAGTTGTTGGATTTACTCCACGATATATGGGAGATTTAGTAGTAGCTTCTAGAGATTTAACTGTGCAAATGGGGTCTGACTTTGATATAGATAAACTATACGTATATATGTATAGTACCATGTTAACTGAAGGCAGGTTACATAAAATAACTGATGGAAATATTGAAGACTCTAAAACTAAAAAAAGAGTATTGCAAAATAAAAACCTAGGAGTTCATCTTGCTGTAATGAGTAACCCTAGTATAAAAGTACAAACAGCTATTAAAGAACCTTTAGATTTTGGTAAACTTCCAGAAGTGGCTGAAGAAATATATAAAGCTAATGTACTTAGGGCTATTAATTATTCAACAGATACAGTAAACTATTCATATAGGTTGCCAATAGCCCCATTATACCAAACTAACAAATATGTATCATCTCGTATAGGTA